CCTGTAGTAACTACTCAAGATCCCGTAGTAACTACTCAAGATCCCGCAGTAACTACTGAAGAACCTGTAGTCGGTGGCCCTGTAATAGTCGAACAAGGCCCTGAAGATCCTTTAGTTGGAACAGATGATCCTATCGTTGAAGACCCTCTTGTTGGAACCTCAAGTGGTGGTGGTGGAGGCGGTGGCGGTGGCCTAGGATCTGGAGGATACATGGGAGGACTTAGTTATGGTTTACCACCGTTTGTAGGAGTTCAGTACCAACCAAAAGACTACACTGCTCAACTTAATCGAATCATTAATGAAAGTTTGTTTAAAGGAATGATCTAATGACTTATTTAGATTTAGTTAATAATGTGCTTAGGAGACTACGAGAAACAGAGGTTTCTTCTGTTCAGTCTAATTCCTACAGCAAACTAATCGGAGACCTTATTAATGACGCTAAGGACCTCGTAGAAACCTCATGGGACTGGTCTGCACTTAGGACTACCCTTACAATTACTACTGTTGCTGATGTGTTTAACTACTCTTTAACTGGTAGCCAGAATAACATCAAAGAACTAAACGTGTTGAACGATACGTCAAACTTAATAATGCAGTACCAGACTAACAACTGGTTTGACTCACAGTTTCTCTTAGGAAACCCTGTCTCTGGTGCACCTCTGTACTACACGTACAACGGTGTTGACACAGACGGTGACACGTTAATCGATGTTTACCCTAAGCCAGACGGAGTCTACTCCTTACGTTTTAACTGTGCATTACGTAATGGTGACTTAAGTGCTGACACTGACACTATTAAGATACCTTCTATGCCCGTAGTACACCTTGCTGTAGCTTTTGCTTCACGAGAACGTGGGGAAACAGGTGGTACGTCTAGTGCTGAGTACTTCTCAATGGCTAACAAGTACTTGTCCGATGCCATTGCTATGGACGCCGCTAGACACCCCGAAGAAACTATCTTCTACACGCCTTAAGGTACTTATATGGCACAAGAACTCAAAAGTATTAATCTTGTAGCACCCGCGTTCCAAGGCATCAACACTGAGGACGCACCGTTAGCTCAGGACCCTTCCTTTGCTGAAACAGCAGACAACGCTGTTATCGACAAAAGAGGGCGTATTGCTGCACGTAAGGGTCACTTGGTCATCACAACTGATAAGACGCAGCTAGGCAGTGACTTCTTAAGTTCTATCAAAGAGTTCAGGGACGACGCAGGTAACACCGAGATTTTCTCAGTAGGTAACAACAAGATTTTCAGTGGTACAACCACGTTAGCTGATGAGACTCCCGGCAGCTACACGATTACTGCTGATGACTGGAAGATGGTCAACTTTAACGACAGCATCTACTTTTTCCAGCGTGGCTACGAGCCTCTTATTTACAACAACATTGCAACTGTTAATCCCGGAGGTACTAACGGAGACGTGTTGCAACTAAGCACAGTCACAGGTGCAGCCGGTGTCACCTCTAGTATGTACGGAAATGAAGTCCTAGCAGCTTACGGTAGACTCTGGACTGCTGACTTTGCTACGGATAAATCAACTGTTTATTGGTCTGATCTTTTGATTGGCCATGACTGGCTAGGTGGGACCTCTGGTTCCATTAACTTGTCTAAAGTATGGCCTGACGGTCACGACGAAGTTGTAGCACTATCTGCCCATAATAATAAATTGATTATCTTTGGTCAGCGTAGTATCGTAGTTTACGAGGGTGCTGACTCTCCTGCTACTATGGCTTTGTCAGACACAGTAGTAGGTGTAGGCTGCGTAGGCAGAGACACTATACAACACACTGGTGTAGACGTAATCTTCTTGTCTCATACAGGCCTAAAGAGCTTCGGAAGAACAATTCAAGAAAAGTCCATGCCACTAAGCAGTTTATCCGGTACAATTACTACGGACATTATTCAGGTACTCAGGGAAGCAAACGAAGTTTACAAGTCTGTGTATCACCCAGAGGAAAACTTCTACTTGCTTACTTTCGTAAACCAGAACATTACCTATTGTTTTGACGTAAGAGGAACACTAGAAAACGGGTCGTACAGAGTGACACGCTGGCCTGGAACTAGCTTTACGTGCTACGAACGAAAGAGTGAAGGGACTTTGCTCATTGGTAGTTCACTAGGTATAGGGCAGTACTCAGGTTTTCAGGACAATGGTGGCTCCTACGGCTTCAAGTACTTTAGCCCAGAGCTGTCTTTTGGAGACCCTTCTAAACTTAAGTTTCTCAAGAAGCTCAGACCGACGATAGTAGGCGGTAGTGGTTTAAACATTTTTCTGAAGTGGGACTATGACTTTGGGTCTTCTTACAACGTAGAGTTCCTTACTTTAAAAGATGAAGCAAAGGCTGAGTTTGGCATAGACGAATACACCGTAGGTCAGTTTTCAGACGGTGTTTTGACTTCTAAAGAAGCTATTAACACTAACGGAAGCGGCGGAACTTTGAGTATTGGTATGGAAGCCGACATTAACGGAGAAGAACTCTCTTTACAAGAAATAAACGTACTTGCACTGGTAGGTAAAACAATATGAGTAATTATACTAAACTGACTGACTTTGCCGCCAAAGATACTTTGTCTGCTGGCGACGTTAATAAAATTGTTAGGGGAACTGAGTTTGAAACTGAGTTCGACAACATTGCAACCGCAATAGCTACAAAAGCAAACACTGCTAGTCCTACGTTTACAGGGACTGTCACAATTCCCGCGCTGACCTTTACTGGGACATTGGCAACTGGGACGATTAACGGAGGAACTTACTAATGAGCGAAGTTGATACATCTGGTACTAGCGCTAACGCTGCTACAGGAGCAAGCTGGATAGCTAATTTATTAGGAGGCGCTGCCGGTGGCTACTTAACTAAAGAAGCCTACGATAAACTAGGGCAAGTAGGAGCTTTTGGGTACGAGGAGTTTGCAGGGGAAGGTGGTCTAGCAGATAAACTCTCAGGTATGATGGAGTTTCAACCGTACACTGTTACTTCTGCTACTGGTGGTCAGTTTGGTATGTCAAGGGACCCAGAGACGGGTCAAATGTCGTACGATATAACTACTTCTCCTGAAGAACAAGCTTTCCAGAAGCAAGCCATGACAGACGCAGAGATGTTCTTTGGGCAAGCAAGGGCTCCTGTGGCTCAACGTGAGCAAGAGGTGTACGACCGTATGCTCACAGCTATGTCTCCAGAACAAGAGCGTCAGAGGCTTGCTCTGGAGCAACGTATGGCTTCTCAGGGAAGGCTAGGGGTCTCTACAGCACAGTTTGGCGGTACTCCAGAGCAATTAGCAATGGCTAAAGCTCAGTCAGAAGCCCAGAACCAAGCCATGTTAAACGCTATGCAGTTTGCAGGACAAGAGCAGCAACGACAATCCCAGTTAGGCACTGGTATGCTGGCTGCTGGCTACGTGCCACAAGCTCAGTTGCTCAATGCGTTACAACCCGGAATGACCGCAGCAGAACGTCAGAGACAAGCAATATCAGAACAAGCAGGAGCATACGGCAAAACTTATGCTTCAGGTCTTGAGGCACTGCTTCAGTCAGGCTTAGGACAAGCAAACTTAATAGGGTCTTTAGGGTCTGGGCTTGCTAGTTCAGCTCTTGGTGGGCTGTTTGATTAATAAGGAGAACATATAATGGCTCAATTTTCACAAGCGTTTTTGTCTAACTTAGGTAGACCTGCTTATCAACAAGGGATGTTTGGCTTAGGTCAGGCTATTGGTGGTATTCCGGGCCAGATGAGGGACCAGCGAAAGAAGCAAGAGTTTAACCAGTTGATGCAACAAGGGCAGCAAGCAATGGCTTCTAAGGACCCTGCTGCTTTGTCTTCTATTGCTCAACAATTGGCGGCTGCTGGCTACCAGGAAGAATCCCAACAACTTGCACAGTCTGCTGCTACTGCTAGAGAAAAAGCAAGGCTTCAAGGTGTTCTTTCAGGGGCTGATCTTCAGACACCTGAAGGTCTTGGTGCTTTGTCTCAGTATTTTAAAGAAGAAGGTGACGCAGTCCAAGCAATTGAAATTGCTGGTAGACAAAAAGAACTTTTAAGAGAACGAGAAACTCAAAATAAGTTTGTACAACGTAAAGTTAATTTGTCAAATGCTGCTTTAAAACTGGGTCAAAATGACTTAGCAAACCGTATACAACAAATAACAGACCCTGAAGAATTACGTACAGTAGCAACTGAAATTCGTAAAAACGAAGTAGAAAAAATGCCTACCCAAAATCCTTTGGTTAGAAAACAAATGGCTAAAGCAGCAGGAATACCAGATGAGTTGTTTACTGAGTTAGACTTAGCTAAAGCTCCAGACAGTGTTTTTAACGAATACGTAACTGGACAAAAAGGAAAAATGGAGTTTTTCTTACAAAACGGGAAAATAGTAGATTATCGTGTTAATGAAACAGGCCTTGTTTGGGACAGAGACACTGACAGATGGACTGAAGCATCTCAGTTAGAACTACAACCTGCTCCGCCACAGGTACAAAAAATACAAAACATAACCGCAGGTATGGGAGATGAGTTAGCTAAAGTAGGAGCTAAGTCTTTTGCTGAGTTAGCAGAAAACGCAGGCAAATCTGCCGCTGCTCTTAGCACTATAAACAGAGGTTTACCGACAATAGATAATATGTTTACTGGGGCAGGTGCAGAAATTAAATTAAACATTGCTAGGTACGCAGAAGCTCTGGGGTTATCAGGAGATTATCTCGTAGATCCAGCTTCAATAGTAGATACTGAAGCATATGTGGCTAATGCAGGACAACGGGTTGCTGAGTACATTGTTAATTTAGGTGCTGGAACTGGTTTATCCGATGCGGATAGAGAATACGCTCAAGCAGTTGTAGCAGGAAAAATAACGGTTTCGGCTGAAACTTTGAAAAGGCTGTTAAAAGAACTAAAACAAGGCGCTCAAAACAAAATTAATAGGTACAAACAAACAAGAAGTAGGGTAGCAAAAAGTTTAGGAAAAGACGGAGAAGCAGCTTTATCGTGGTTTCCTGAAGACTTTTATGTTGACGAAGGGCCTGCTCCTATTCGTTCTTCTGCTGCACAAAGCTTTCTCGATTCTCAGTAAGAGGTAACTATGCAGTACACTAAAGAACAGTACAAAAATGCAGTTCAAAAAGCCCTTGCTGCTGGAGATCAAGCAACTGCTGAAGAGCTTGCCGAAGAAGCTGCTATTTTATATCCAGAAGGTTATACTCCCCCTGAAACTCCTTATTTAGAGCAAGTATCTCAAAGAGCTTCTGAGTTTTCTCCTATGGAAGTTCTTTCTGAAGGGCTACGTCAAGTTCCTGAAAGAGCAGAAAGAATAGGGGGTCCTGACTATAGACCCGGAATTAGTGCGTATGCTCCAGCAGCAGTTTCTCAGGCTTTTAGAACAGGAGGAGAGCTTTTAGTAGGAGGAGTTAGTCTGCTTATTCCAGACTCTGTTCGAGAAGGTTTTGAAGAAGGGTGGTCTAAAGTAAAAGATATGCCCGGAATAAAACAAGCAGGACAAGCTTTGGGAGCTGGTTTTGAAGCTTACTCTGAGTTTGCTAAAGAAAATCCCCAACTGGCAGAAACCTTTGAAACTTATGTAGACATTGGGGCAGTACTTGCTCCTGCTTCTAAGATAGACATGGCTGGGCCAGCGGCTAAAGCAAAACTAAAGTACAACACTGCAATAGCTGAAGAAAAACGAGCAGGAATTAATAAATTAATGGACCCTGTAGTTGTTGGTGAGACTGGCTATGGAGGAGAGTTTAGATCTGTAGGAGGACCGCTTGACAGGACAGTCTACGTTCCTACCGAAAGAGAACAAATAATGCGTAGTACGTTAGAAACTGTTGATGGTTTAGACCCTAATACGCACTATGCTCGCGCGCACACTGTAGTGTCTGATGAAGTAAAAAAAGCTAACAACGAGTTAATTGCTTTTATTAATAAATCAGGAAATCCTACGTACGACAGGCAAGAAATTGTAGAGTCTATGCAAGAAGCTTTTGCTGGCCTTAAAGAATCTAAAGATTATGTTGCATTATCACGAGAAGCCCAAAAGAAAGCTAATGAATACGCTAACATTGCGTTAAAAACAATAAATAAAGAAGAGCCTAATGCTTTAGGTCTTTTAGCTGCTAGGAGAGAGTTTGACAGTTTTGTAAACGCTGGTCCAAGAAAAGGAGACGTTTTAGATCCTACAGTAGAAACAGCAAAAGGGGCAGCAGGAAGATTTATAAGAAACGTAATGAACGACAAACTTAAAGACATTACGGAAGGAGACGTTGTCCACAACTCGCTCGACCGTATGCACAATCTTTTATCTGCTCGTTCAGTCTTACGTAACAAAATGTACGGAGAAGGAAACAACAGAATATCAAGGGCTTTCCAAAGAATTTCTAGTGTTGCCAACTTACCCTCTACTCCGTTAGCTTTGTACGCCACAGTAAAAACAGCAAGTGCGGCAGCAGCAGGTGCTGTAGCAGGTGTTGGTATGGGAACTGGGGCAGTTTTAGGAGCTGGGGCGGGAGTAGGTATTTATACTATGTTAAAAGCTGCCGACAAAACAACTAGACTTCGTTTTTACTCTAAAATGCTTTCAGGAACAGACAAAGCAATAAAAGCTTACAAAAGCGACAAAAATTTAGTGTCAGAACTGAAGGCCGACAGAGCCTACATTGTTTACTTAATGAACGAAGCAAGACAAGAGGAAGAAGAAAATGGCTAACATGTTTAGTAGTGTTTTAGGTCCCAACTCTTCTGCTGTTTCCTTTATGGACTCTATTGCTGAACTTCCGGGTAAGCGTGTTGACGACTTCATGGAACAAACTCAGAGGTACAGGTCAGGGGAAATTGGAATTGGGGACCAGATGCTTCAAGGAGGTGCTAACGCCGTAGGTTTGCTTACCGATGCTCCTTTTTTTATTGCAGGGGAAGCAGTATCAGCAATTACTCCTGAGTTTATTAAGAAAGGCTTGAGTCAAGTAGCTGAGGGGATTAAAGACACGGAAGCTGCCCAAGCTGCTATGCAGTACATGGAAGAAAACCCTCAGATGATGAAACGCATGGGGTACGGTGCTGATCTTTCAGCAGTCCCCGCTGCAAAAGTAGCAAAAGGCGGTATGCTGCGTGATTTGTCTTTAGAGGCTCCTAACAGACAGCCTTCTTTCTATGGGTCTGGTCAGTTAGGTCAGGTCGCTTCTATAGCAAGAACCGCGCCTACTGCTTTGTACGACACCTTAAGTCCCAAAGCAGCAGCTTCTCGTAGAGAGGGTGTTCCCATGTCTGTAAGAAGAGAAGCCTCTAGAATAACGCCTGAAAAAAGAAGCAAGGCCGAAGCTATCAGAAGTAAAAAACCACAGGATAGAACTAAAGAAGAAACTGAATTTTTAGGAAACTTTAATAAAGACCTTTCTTTTTTGGAAGGACAGCTAGACCAAACGCAGTTGTTGAAAACAGGAAGAGGGGAACAAACTCAGGGAGTTATTAAGTCTTTTGAAAACGTACAGGCTTTAGGAAAAGGTCCCTTAAGTCCTGAAACTCTTTCTAAAGCAGCATCTTTATCTGATCCTTTAATAAAAAGAAACATATCTCTTGACAAAAACAATTTAGCTGTTATTGAAGAAAGAATTAGAAAAGCTCAGGGCATAGGACCTAACGAACAAGTAGAAGTCGTTATTAGAAACCCTACTGCTTTTTCTGACATATCTAAAGAAAGTTTAAGAGGTCCTAGTAAAGAAGCGACTAGGGTTTTTCACGCTAGAAACAGCTTACAAAAGTATTTTCCAGAAAAAAAAGATTTCTCAGACCAAGAGCTAAGAGAATCTGTGGCTATGACTAAGCTTCCAGACGACAAGCTGTACAACCTATCTACCGGAAAAGAAGCGAACCGTTACGAGCAGTACTTACACAAACTACTTCAACCTAAAAAATACGGTACAAAAGGAAGATCAAGTAAAGAAACAATTGATATGTACTACAAGTATAAGAAGATGGAGCAGGACGGAGTAAAGCTAAGGAAGCCTCAACAAGAAATATACGACGGAATGAAGGCTAGAATACAGCAGGTTTCAGAGACAGTTGATGTCCGTGACGGAACCGCTTACTTCCAAGGCTCTCATTTGTCTTCTGCAAAAGGTTTAGGCGGGGTAAACGATCAGTACATGATGAACAAAAAGGGAGACTTTGCCCACTTTATTAATGACGAGAACGACCTTTTTGGACAAACTGTTCCGGGTGACTCAAGAGTTTTGTCAATCGCTTCTCCTAACGGTTACAATATGTTTGCTACTGCTGGTAGAGCACCTGCGTCAAAACCAAGCCCTTCTAAAGAAACTTTTCAACGAGAGTTGCAAGAAATGGGAGCAGAGCCTGTAAGCGCACTGCCTAAAGGAATGTTAGAGCAGGCAGCAGTAGGGGTACAAAAACAACCCCAGCCTAACTTACGTCCGTCTGATTTTAAAAATGTAGCTGCTGCTGGGACTTTAGCTGCGGGAGCGTCCAGAGAAAGATAGGGGGCCGCTTAAGACCCCCAGTTTCACTCTAAATCTCGCAACTGTTGCCAACACAGGCCAACTGCTGCGACCCTTCGGTCATGTCAGAAGCCTCTGAGATGTTCCAGTCGATAGCCTTGGGAAAATCTTTGACTAGCGATTGGTACGTCTCTAGGTCCACTGGCTCATAGGGTGCCTGCTGGTACGTATGTTCTGAGTAAGGTAGAAAGCTTATGCCGCTAACCTTGTCGAACTTGTTGTACAACCACTGCCCCACCTCTAGGAACTCATCGTCCCTGTAGTAGCAAGTCATGGACGGCTTGTGTTCACACCAGTAGTCCTGATACATCTCCCATAACTCTAGCTGCTCCATAGCGCCCATGTCCGTAGCCACCACAGCCTTCTTAGGAGACTTGATGGGGAACGAGAAGACCTTAGTAGTAGAAGAAGTCACGTCTAGTTCCACAGGGACTCCTGCGGCCTCTAGGACAGCACACAAGGGGTCTCGTGCGTCTGCTCTTACTCGTCTAATGTATTGCTCAGAATATCTAGGGTGGATGCCAGACGCGCTGTCAACCAACTGAGATACAGTA